AGGAGCTACTATGATTATAAAGTTCTGTAGCAAATGTGGTAGTGGGTTCACTACTAATGCACGGTTCTGGCGTATCAAGCCACACCACTGTCCTAAATGTTCCAACAAGAGGAAGAAATAATGGAAACAATTACACTTATTATAGCTACCATTGTGGTAGTAGGGTTTATAGTTTACGGTGTTATGCACCTAAACAACAGTATGCACGAAGCCTATCGTTCAGTGCGTCCTCGCTATGTCTTTCGGATTGAAGACGAGTATGGTGATGTGTCTATCTTTGTAGGTGGACAGCGCGACCTTAAGGCTCTCCGTAAATCGGGAGTTAAGTTTGCCATTCTATGATTACACTTGTCCCGAATGTGGTCATCAAGTTAAGGATGTTCTGAGAAAAGTTGAACAGAGAGATGATACTATGGTCTGTGACAATTGTTTACAGGGTATGGATACAGTCGTCAACATGAGGCGGGACTTGGCAAGTCCGAACTTTAACTTTGCCAAGTCTCCGTATGAGGAGTACCTGTGATGGCTAAAGAACCAAGCCCGCTTGAGCGGGGACTTAATGGAGTGTCCGAGAAGGACTTTGAGAACTCAGTAAGAGTTGTAGAAGGACAGGAAGGCTGGTCTTCGGACTACTATCAGCTTCCACCCAATGCCTCAGAGCTGGGTGATTTGATTGAACACCGAGATATGAACTTCAATGTAGGTAATATCTTTAAAGCGTGCTATAGATTGGGACACAAAGAAGGTGTCTCAGATATATACGACCTCCACAAGATTAAATACTTTGTGGAACGTGAAATACACAGGAGAAATAATGTCTGATATTATTAACGAGACCGATGGTCTCTACACGCTGGACTTAGAACGTCCGGCTAAAGAAGTGTTGCAGTATGTTGTCGCTTCTATTAACGAAGATGAACCAGAAGACGGGTGTGAGTATGAGTTCAATGTGATTCTCACGGATGTAGCAGGTAAGCAGTACATTGTATCAATGACTGCCGTTGAACTTAACGCTGATAACTTAGCCGACCATGGCTTTGCCGAAGCTAACGCTGAAGGCTTGGAACTTCCTGACAATGTCGTGGAATTCCCTAGCTAGGGTGCTTAAGCACACAGCCTCGTTCCTCTTAGAGACCGTGACTATCTGGTTAGGGGCTGTGTTCCTGTTACTTGTAGCTTTCGCTATAGTAATGATACCTATCATACTACTCGTCGGATAGGTATGTTATACATCGTACCATACCCCGTGGTATAAACGCCACAGTATGTACATCTTCGGGATGGTTGGGGTAACTATCCATTGAGATAGTTACTCCGACTTCATCCTCTTTAATTAGCCACCCTAGGCTATCTGTCATGTAGGGTTCGTGCTCTATGTCATCTACTGTGACAGCTTTATCTGAACCGTGTGCGTCCGCCCACGATACTATCACTATCTTACGTTGCTCACTCACTAATTAACTCCCGTATACGCGCCTTATCCTCGTTACCTGTACGCGCACACATGGCTGCCTCAACATAAGCAGCCTCTAGTTCACCTACTGTATTGAACTCCCAACCACCAAACTCACAATGCTGGAGGTAGCTATAGGGGATACTGTAGCTAACCGGAGGTTTCGGCGTACTCTTGAACACGGAGCAACCGCTCACGCTGAGTACTAGGCAGAGCAGTAGTATTAGTACCAGTCTCTTCCACATCTTTTACCCACTCCTTCATTGTGGATTCGTCGTTACTTTCTCGTTCCGATACGATTGAGAAAGCCTGTCGTTCATCCACTACTACCTCAGTAGCTACATCAGCCATAACCTGAGCTTCTAGCTTCTCACGGTAGTTATTCATTGACCATTGTAGGAACAGCATACCAGCTACGCTGAGTATCAGCATCCAGTTCCTACCACTAGAAAAGAATGTCAACAGGGCTGTCATTTGTAAGTAGGTCTCCGTCTATACTTGCCTTGTATGTGCTTGTTCAAGTCGTTATACTCCTGCCTGTACAACATAGTAGTATAGGGGGAGCTTGGTTTACCTTGGAAATACACCCGTATTCTATCAATAGTGGACATTTCTCTTTTACCAAACTCAGCCTTAATCCTACTGGGAGCATGTCTGTCACGCCTCTGCCCCCCCATACCTTTCTTGAATACGTCCACTAGAGCCTGAACACTTCCCTATCACTGGCATCAGACTTAGCTGAGTCAACACAGTGGTTAGGGTCTACCTTATCTAGCGCCCAACAAATCCATTGACAAGGTTTGCAAGGATTACCTGTATTACGGTTACGTCTACCAAGTCTTGAGGATACAGTTTCAAACGGGTCACCACCCGTTAAACTGTTAACAACTAAATCTAAAACAATTAATTGATTTAAAATATATCTATATAAACCTTTAAAAAATACGTTCATTTAAATACCTCCAGTTATAATTTTAAGTATCCATGTTTTAAGAAATAACATCAAACCCCAAATAGCACCAAATACAAATAACATACCTGCTACAAAACCTTTATATTTAGTCATGGACTCTTTTATTTCTTCAATACCCTGCGCGTTAGCTTCTACCTTATCCATAAGGTTAGCGTGCTGCCGGTCAGCCTTAGACTCTAATGCCTTAACTTCTGCCTTTGTCACTCCGTGTACCTTGATGTAATCATCTAACTGCTGTTGCACTCGACCTATCTCCACCCCTAGTTCCGTGTGGCTTACGTCATCACTCACTTAGCCATCTCCATACCAGTTCTTATTATTGTATCATCATAGTACTTGACAGCTTCCTTGCCACCTTCGTGTTTGATGATTCCTTTTATGAGCTTAAACATGTGCTCATCTTTTAGAGGTGCATCAGCACCTATACCAACAGAACGACTAACGCTACGTATGTACGCATTGGTGTCGTTCTCCCTACCGTTAGGTGCGTAGACTTCTAGAATCTGTCTAATAGTCGTAAGCCCACGCTTACGCTTAGTCTTCAAGTCTCTCGTTAACGCACGGACTCCGTACTCTGGTGTTGAGAATATCTCAAACGAACCAGAGGCTAAGGTACCACCTGAGTCTGTCTTACCTGTCTCCCCTTTCCAATCAATACCTAAGTCCTTGATATTGCCGGGATTATTATTTCTTACTGAACGTACTTGACGACGGAACTCATTGGCTTGTGCTTCCTGTTCCGTGTATATCATAGAGCCAAGCCCTACACCACCAGCTACTCCGGTAATATAGTTGCCTGCGCTGATAGTCGGACGACCATCCATTACTTCTTTAGATACTAGAGGTACGTATGGTGACCATTCAGTGTTAGGTATGATAAAACTAGGGACTCCCTCTGCTCCGTGCGGTTCACGGGCGTTAGGATAACTAATCATATTGTACCCAGCGTCATGGATAATATCCCATACACGCTTAGTACCCTCTTCATACGAGTCCATACGCTTGTTCTCGTACTTAGGGTTGCGTATGAAGTCGTACAGTTCCATCTCATACTTAGCAAACTCAGGTCTGCCTAACATACTACGCGCAACATTCTGCGGGCTGAAGTATCCTATGTCTAGTACATGTAAAGGTCTAGGGTCTTGGAGGTATCCCCTCTCTAGGGTACTGAAGTTACTTAACTCCTGCTTAACCACAGGGTCTAGAACTAAGGTGTTCATCATACCCTCGTTAGGTATTTCAAACTCCTCAACCAAACCTCTAAGTTGTCTCTCTAAGTCCTTGTAGTTATAACTAACAAAGCTGCCCTCTACTTTAGTAGGGAGTATAGTATCATCTATGATAGTGGCTACTCTGTTGATGAACTCTTGTTTAGTAGCAATAGGGGCATCCCAGTCTTCAGCTAGCCACTTGCGTAGACTACCTGCTTGCTCCTTGTCCCTGTCGGGAAATCTGGTATTAGGATTGAAGTAGTCTGCTGTAGCTGTAGTGCCAAAGTGCCTACCAGTCTCAATAGGCAGACTCTTAGCAGCTAACTGTCCTGTGTTAGGGTCTATGGCAGAGTTGTAATCATAACGACTAACTAAGAATGGCAGTTCACCACTGCCTCCAAACACGTCGTCTCCTACTATCTTACCTGACTTAACACCTGCTCTTAGTTCTTCCTGTAAGACAGGGTCTAAACTACCAAAGAACTCAGTATCTCGTACATTACTATGGTGCTGCTGAATTTGGAAGTGCCGTCTAGTAGTATTGAGGCTCTCGTCGGTTACTGTATCCCTACCTACTCGCCATGCTGTGGCAGAGTCCAGTATCTCCATACCCTCAATCTCTACATCCGTCATAGTGCTATACATATACCGCGTGAACTCTTCCGTATGGTACGGGGCGTTAAACTCCGGTGTCATCAAAGCCTTGAAGAACGTAGGAAACTCGTTATCGCGCACAGGTGTGCGCATGAAATACTCTGAGTTAGCTATGAAATCCCTAGGTTCTATCTCCGCCCGTGGATTATACGGCATACCGTGCAGGTCTGGGAAAGCACGGGTCTGGTTACCCTTGTAAACCATCTGCGATGGTAGGACTGAGGATTGATTAAGACCACCCATAGTACCCCAGTTAGCCATCCTAACTGGTACTTGCATATCTGGATACTTCTCAGCTAGGTATGATAGCCTCTCTAGTTCAGTGACTCCTGATACTGTGTACGAACCTGCTCGGTCGTACTCTCCCCGTATCTCAGGGATACCTGACCAGTTACCATCCAGCATCTCTCTGTCGAAAGCTGCCTTGTCTAGTGTGCTAAGTTCGACAGTCTCATCAGTAAGTTCGAGTAACTCACCGGGGCGCATAGATGTCCCGGCAAAGTTACCTGACTTAAGATTAATCTGATATGCTTCTTGAGCCGTCCGGCTATATATACCCACACCCTCACCAAATGTTTTAGAATAATCACTCAGCTTAGGTATGACTGTACCTGCGGTAGGTGCGCCTGCTTTCGCGCCCGCCTGTACGACTGGTTTTACAATAGCACCTGACATTAACGAATCCCTGAGAGTAGGCTACTTGAAAGTAAAGTTAAGGAAGCGTCGTAGTTAGGCTTCCCGTTGACATTGTAGTCGGGATTGAAGTGCGCGTTAGCCTTGACTAACTGCGTCATTCGTGGTGACATGCGAGTGTTTAGCTTGGCTACCATCAGTTCCAGCTGTTGTCTTGCCTGAGAGTTCTGCTTATCAAAGGTAGCGCCACTAAACGCATCCTCACGGATAGCCCACTGTACTTGTAGGTTGTCGTTGGAGTCTCCAGTACGGATAACTGTGAGCATATCCCCTGCTCGTAGTGGGTTGCCAGCGTTATCTACGAAAGTATGGGCATCTATCTGGTTGGTTACAGTCTGATGCGCCCACCTACCCATAGGGTCGCTAGGTACTGACGGTCTGTTACCATGATGTGGGAACGTAGTTACCAAATCCTTCAGAAGCACACCTTCATAGAAGCCTGCTTCTTCTTTCATCATGTAATTCCAGTGGTAATTGATAGCCTCTCGTGCTACTTCACCGTGTACGGTCTGGTCTTCCGGTGACATCTTACTCCAGATGTCGAAGAAAGCTGGAGCTGCCGCTACACGCAGCAATCCATCGGTAACTTCACGAGATTGTAGCTTCTCACCACGTTGTGCCTTGTCGTAGTAGTCCTTGAACAGTAGGGATACGCTATTCTTAGCGTACTTATCTACCTTATCCTCTGGGATAACGCCTTCGGGAGCTGTGATGAGGTCGTATGCGGTGTCTAGTGTCTTAACAGCTGCGTTTTCCATGAACGCATCACGGGATAGACCGCCACCTTTCTTGGTGTACTCAGAATATGAGTGCTCACCAACTGCTTCGCTCCATGAGGACACAGCGGGAGGTGAATCACCACCTGAATCCCCACCATTGTCGCTAGTTTGGCTAACTTCTAGCAGGGTTACCGTAGCGTTGGCTAGGTAAGCGTCAGTCACTACACCAGTACGTGTACCAGCAAGGGATTTACCCATCCTACCTGCTATATCAGCGGCTGCTAGTACCGTACCTACGTTAGGTACTCTAGCTAGAGCCTTGTCTTTGGAGATATTGACTACGTTCTTCAGTGTTCCGGCTGCTTTATCCGTTCCTACTAGCTCTTGAGCTACCGTGTACAGCTGTGCAACAGGCTCGTACATCTTAGCCCACTCTTCATCTGAGATATAGTGCGCTCCAGATGCACCATCGAACCCTGATTGAGAACCAGTGGTGCGGAACACCTCTCTCTGGTCTCTGAGGAAGGCTACTAAGCCTGACTGTAGGGTCAGCTTCAACCTATCCAGCTCTGCTGGGTCTAGGTCGGAGGCTTTGTCTAGGTCTACTATACCAAACTGGTCACGTAGGATGCTGTTAATGTGGGTCTCTGCCTCAATAACAGCGTTGCCCATGTTCTCATTCGCGTACTCACGAGCCTGTGAAGCCGTGTACGCACCCTGTGCGTCACGTCTCTCAGTCATACGTTGCAGTTCTATGGTACGTTCTCGTGCGTCTACCTTGGGAGTAAGCTGCCGATAAAACTCATCCCTGTCATTCATCCACAGTTCACCGTCTAGGTCTACGCCTAGCTCTGCACCTAGCTCCCGCTGCTTCTTGTACAGCTCTTTCTTCTCGGCATCCTGTGCTTGCACCAAGGCTTGCTTGGTGTTAAGGATGGTACTTACAGCGCTTGACTTATTGAAAGCTCCGTAGATACTGAGTATCTCGTTGGAGTAGGCTGGATTAGCTCGTATGTACGAGCGGAGTAGCTTCTCCTTCTCAATCTCAAAGCGTTGTGCTGGCAGTACCCCTTGGTCTGCCCTTGCCTCTAACTTAGCATTCTCTACAAAGTACCGTTTCTCTGCATCACTGGCTGCTGTAAAGTCTTCAGCTGTTATACCAGCTTTACTCATGTAACTTGCATACGCTCCACCACCCTCGTAGGCGTCGAAGTCTGCGGATGCTTGGTTCTCTAGGTTAATGAGAGAGTCGAGTACCTCTCCTTGTAGTTTGTTGCCCTGCCTCTTGCGGTTAGCTGTGGCTATTTTACCACCGATATCCATAGCGTTCTTAGCGGTAAAGATAGCAGTGTCCAGACTCATAGCAGTGCCGTCCTGTGTCTCAACACTGGATACACCTTGAGTCTGCGGGTCACTTAATGTTGGTGTCTTAGGCATTACTGCTCCTCAAGTCTCTTAAGATTCTCTTCTGTTTCAATCATACCACGTACTGTCAGGTCGTAGGTACTCTTAGCTTCTGCTTTAATCTGCTCATCGACAGCTCGTAGTAACTCCAGTAGTTCGGCTCGCTCGTCCTCTGGTACAACAGAGGGGAGTCGAGACACGATACTGTCTGGTGTTGACAGATTAGTGCCGAAGGCTCGTACTATGTACTCACCCACACTGTCTCTACGCCCATCTTGGTTACGATGTTCTAACTCTTGGAAGATTTCAAGGACGTACATCCACTCCTCTTCGTCGAACACATCCTTGTAGCCGTCTGCTATGTAGTTAATCTTAGCTATCATATCATCCGACGTAATCTCACCATCAGCTGCTCCTATAGCGACGCGCTGCATCTCTTTCCACATAGTGGTAGCGTCATGCTTGAGAGCTGCTTGGTACTCTCGTCCCTCATCTCGTATCTTATACTCGGTAAGATAGCGCTCACTATTAAGACCAGCAATACCCTTAGCTAGGATTTCCGTCATAGTGGGAGTCCACGCGGACTTGTTACCGCTACGGTCAATCCAATGTCCAGTCTTGTAAGCTAGCTTAGCCTTGTAGTAATCACTGTATCCACTGAACGCACCAGCTAAGAGTTCGTCCTTGACGTGTGATAGACGCTGTGCGTCTGTCCTACCCTCCACCTCGTAGTTCATAATGGTGTGGGCTAGCTGTACACCCTGCAAGATACGGGATGTAGTAGCGCCAGAAGCACCCATAGCTGTCTCAAGTATAGGTTGTCCCCATGCAGCATCCCAGTAATCCTGTGCTGTCTGTAGTATGTTACCACCGGGGGCTAGGTACTCGTCCCACGCTAAGTCAGTGTCATCACTAGTAGCAAGTGTGAGCATCATATCGAGGCTCATGTCTAGCATACCACTAGCCAGTAGCTCTCCTACCATCTGTGCCTGCGGATGGTCTACCAGACCAGCTGCTTCCATGGCTTGGTAGGCGTACTCTGATGCCCAGTCCTTAAGACCAAAGCCTGCTCCGCCAAACAGTAGCATCTGTCCAGCTAGAATCTTACGAGCCTCTAGTGTGGTAACTGCTTTGTTACCGTACTTAGCACCAGTCTTACCCATGCCACGTATACCTGTGAGCAGAGTCTTCTGCGTAAAGGACATAAACTGTAGGGGGAGACTGAAGATGCCAGTCTGCCACTTAGGTGAGTTAGCGCGGTTCATAGACAGGGCGTAGTTGTTACCCTGAATGGAGATAGCTTTCCAGTCATCCTTAGTGAACTGTCCGATAGTCTTACCAGTAGACTTCTTAAACTCATGTATAGCCAGCATGTACGAACCACTAAGGTTCAACTGCTCACCAAGGTCGAAGCCATACCGTTGCATACCCTCACGCACAGGCGCAGCTGTAGCTGTACGCCACGCTGTCTGTGCTACGTCACCAGCCTTTGACAGTGGTGTGACAGTGGTAGCTTTAGGTAGGTCTCCTGCGAGACTGTGCATGTTTACTGACTGAAGGTTACCACTTATCTCGAACTGGTGTACCAGTGTAAGGTACTCTTCTTCGGTCAATCCCATCATAGTTGCGTTACGCTTGACAAGGAAGTCTCCAACATCCTTACCATAGGCTTGTGCCAAGGAGGTGCGCTTCGCTCCTTCGAGCAGGAGCACCATATCACGTTGCATACGACCGATGTACTCAGGAGCTATGCTCTGCACAAACAAGTGCTGAGATGCCTGTAGAGCTACCTGACGTACAGGACGTGTGACAATGAAGTCGATGAACGCCAACTGCTTGGCTGTCTCAATCGGAGCAGCCTTGTGTGCGTTACGGAACAACCATGTGCTAGGTCTGTTGAATCCTTTGACACCGTGCATGGTTTCGTGTACGAACTCTGCTGCGGCTACAGCCTGTCGTCTGAACCACTTAGGTGCGTTGTCCATGTTACCTTCTTGTACACGGATATAGTCCCACAAGTTCAGGGCGTCGGATGCTTGCTTACGTATGGTGTCTGTTTCACCCTCTAACATCTGGTGCTTGAGTTGTTCGTGCACCTGAGACGCCGGTACTTGGTCTAGTGGTTTCTCTAAGAGATGACCATACTGAGTACCGAAGGCATTCTTCATAGACTTGACTAAGTCTTCTACGGCTACTTGTCGTGATACCATACGACTAGAACGTTGTACCATGTTTACTGGGTCAACAATGTCCGCAGGTGTACCGTTGATGTTCATCAATGGAGCGTTCTGCCTGTCGTCGAAGAACAGACGACCTTCTACCTGCATAGCCTCTAGGTCTTTTGCAATCCTATCCTTGGTGGAGAACCTAGCTCCATCACTCCATGACCACTCTTGGTCAGGATACTTAGCGTTCATTCTCCGAACAAACTCTTCAGCTTCCTTCTTAGTACCAGCAATACGCACCGTGTGTGTCTGCGTGTGCGGCTGTCCGTCCAGCGTAGCGTTACGCACGGTACGGTTGATGTAGTAGTGGTCTTCGTACATACGAGGATAGTAACCCTCGTACCTCTTCAGTGGGTTCTGATTCAACGGACGGATGCGGAAGGCATCTACTTCGTTATCAAACAGTACTAGCTTATGGTACGCTTTGTCACCCGCACTGATAGGCAGGTCGGTTCGTATGATTGAACCACCTGCGTTGTATATGGTGTTGATATCCTTGGTCTTTAGCTTGCGGGTACTACCACTTACTGGGTCGTACACAGATACTGTACCACCACGACTGTGTGTCTTGAAGTACTCACGCTTCAGTGGCTCTCCGTGTATCTGTACAGTACCCTCGTTATTAGTGAGAGTCTTGTACCCACGAGAGGCGTAGTCTTTGTACAGACGCTGATTCTGTACATCATACAGTGTACGGTAGAACTCACGCAGTAGCGAGTAACCGTGCAACTCGTCTGCTGTAACGTCTGGGAATCTCTCCCGTATTTGACTGATAGAGACAGGCTTACCGTTCTGCTCGATAGACTTAGTATACGTCCAGTCGTATATCTCACCCACGTTACGTCGTACATCTCTGCTCATCTGGAACAGAGGTGTTACGATACGGTCTAGTGATGATGACAGAGCTTGCTCTGATAGCACATTGGCTACAAAAGGACTGTAAACCTCTGGACTAAACTGTGCTGATGGAGTGAGTAGGTGTCTACCTGCTCGTCCCAAACCTGCTGGGCTGAGTACTGGGTAGTCTCCGAACAATAACTTGTCGTCAGGACGGAAATAATAATCATAAGCCAGTTCAACGTAGTACTCCCCCGGATTTTCTGTAGCTTTACCTGACCTAAGTTTCTCTAGGTCCGACATAGCCTCACGTCCCGTAGAGTACGGACGCATCTTGCCGAACTCTACATTGTAGATTCGGACACCAGTACCATCCACTGTATACTGTTCTGCTAATTCTAAGGCGGCTCGTTCAGTCATGCCGTTGACTGTATCGCCACCAATCATAACCTGAATCTTTACACCGTTGCCATCGTCATGTGGTATAAGACTAGAGCGTCCCGGTCTTGCACGACCTCCCCACACGTTCTGTATATCTAACTCTAGTTGCCTAACAGCGTACTGCTTGTCTCGTCCTGTGAGGGCTGCACCCTCGGTGTTCTCTACAATCTCTGCTACCTGAGAACGTAGGTGCTGTACACGAGCAGACTCTGCTGCTGTGAGTGAGGTTACGTCTGGGATATCATCCTTGACTTCAGCATACCTACCCCAGTGTGGCGTGTTAGCACCAGCAATATCGTGAGGACTAGGGCTTGACTTACCGCCCTGCCACGTAGGGTTCTCCCACGTAAGGAGGAGTTGGTCATTGAGGTGTGACTTGTTGTAGGCGTTGGCTGCTTTATGTGAAGCACCCATACCGTGTCTCCACGTAGCGCCGAACGCGGCACTTGCAGTAGCCGCTCTACCCAATCTACCTACTATAGATGTAAGAAACGTTGCGTCTAGTACGTCAATGGCGTTATTGATAATGACATCAATAACTCCCTCTTCCATAGACCATAGCCACGTTGAGTCTTCGACCTGACCGTTAAGAGTCTTGTCTGTGAGGATACGACCGAACAGATACTGAGTACCAAAGTCCGTGTCTATCATGCTTTGGTCACCCGCGAAGTTGCGAATGTTTCTCATTATCGTTAGGAACTTGTCTGGGTCGTTGTTGTACGCGTCCTTTGTCTGCGCACGTAACTCTTCCATCATACCACCAGACAGACTTATTAATGGGATACCATCTTCTGAGACAGTGTCTACAAACTTACGTGTCCTAACAAAGTTGTATCCGGGGATTAGCTCTACGAGTAGACCTCCGATAGTCTCGGATACCTTGTCTTCAAACCCTTCTTCATCTGAGTATCGAGCTAACTCTGCCTGAGCTTCCTTGACTATCTCATCGCGCTGCATGTCGATGAACTCAGCCGTAGTACGACTATTTCGTTTCATCTCACGGCGCATAGCCATAGTCTCCCCGTCCACGAAGTCAGGGTGGTTCATGTCGTCCAAGAGTTTCTGGAAGTACAGGTGTGCCTGTGGGTTTACCTTAGAAGCTAGAGCCTCTTGCTCTGCTTCGTTGGAGAACTGAGAGCCAAACACTTGAGCTACAGTAACAGGGGCTACGCCGAGTTCTGCTGCTTTGTCCTTGACTTTATCTATGTATAGTTTGGTAGTGGCATCACTGTAGTATAGCATCTCGTAGGATGCGGTGACCTTACTTTCCCCAGTGTCTAGGAACTCCTGTGTCTGTTGCTTGAGGTAGTCTTTGTTGAAAGGTTCGTCTGCTATAGTGGCTGCTTGCACAGCCATATCCTCAGCTGCCGATTCCGGTACAGCTGGAGTAGGTTCAGGTGTAAGTATACCCTGTTCTGGGTAGGTAGGCTCTGCTACTGGCACTTCAATGACTGGCTTGTTATCGTTATCCATTAAACGCTCCGTCATTAACGCGTGGTATACCAGCGTATCTGCCTGTCTGTTTACGAGCAGACGCGAACTCACTAGCTCGTACTGACTGTGAGGGTTGCGGAGCAGAGATACTTGCTGTCGCTACCATCTGGTCTACGTTAGTGTCAAACACTCCCAAGGCACTCTTGGCTATACCTACGTTAGTAGCTATAGGCTGGGCTATACTAGTTAGCTTACTAGCTGCTGCGCCTATACTTCCCCAGAAACCTACGGAAGTAGAGCTACTTATAGTAGATGCTGAGATACCTTGGGCGATAGCCAAACCTTGTCCAGCTGAACCACCTACGCCTACACCAGTAGTAGTGATACTAGCACCAGTAGCTGCCCCACCCGTAGCACCTACTGCGCCCGTAGCACCTGTAGCTGCGGTACTACCACCGCCACCAGCACTGGCTACCGGACCTGTACCCGCGCCTGCGGTAAGGATGGTTGCGATAATAGTAGCTGCAATAACTACGCCTTGGAATATTGCTCCACCACGACGAGCCGACTTCAAGTCTTCCTGCATCTGTTCCGTTAGTTCTTCCTGACGGTTACCTATGTTGGTAGCGTCTGCTAACTGTGTCCTTACACTACCTATCTGTGCTGTGGGTGCTGAAGACTTATCTGTACCTACACCTGTGTGTGGATAGATAGCTCCCAGTTCACCTTGCGCACGCAGACCTGTACGGATACGCTTACGACGTTCCATATAGGTATTGATACGACGGAGTTCAGCTGCGGCTGCCGATGCTCGTCTAGCTGCTCTTACATGACTTAGTGCCATTAGACTTTATTGTCTCCTTCGTAATGTATTGCCCAACCTAAGAGATGGCAGTCCTTGCCCTCTTCGCCTGTGAACTTAAGGTTTAGAGCGCGTCCGCGTCCTCGTACCTTAGACCGCACAACTACCACAGGTTCTCCATTGTCAAACGCGTCTCCTGCTTGCGTAGGTGTATACACGCGCCTGTGCTTGTATACCTGCTGTGCTGTACCAAACTTGTTGGCGTTACTTGAGTCTGTCCAATCCCACCGTGCTTGCATAGTGCACGAGCTAGGGTTGTCTACTACTAGGTTACCAGAGCCGTCATCTTCCCATGCCTCTTCGGTACGTTCCATGTACGTGTGGATTACTGGTGCGTATCGTTTACGAGACCAGTCTCCTAGGTTATCGTAACCTGTAATCAGGTACGGTACTTTCTCACTTGAGTCGTAGTCAGTGAAAGCGTAGACCGATTGGTCAGCTATGCGTAGCTGCCTATTGTTGACCACGTTAAAGTACTTAACCTTCTGGTAGGTAGACGGGTCATCCGCTACTGATAGCGCGACGAAAGCTCCGATATAGTTATCAGATGCCTTGTTGAAAGTGTACCTGTAGAACGCTCCTAATCTCTGGTCGAACGTCAGTACTGCGTCGTAGTAGTACTTGGAGTCATCATTAGACTCGTTGACCAAGATGTGTACCCTACGTAGGCTATCATCGTATGCCATCTGACAGTTAGCTCTGGCTTCTGTGCCGAGGTCGTTCCAGTATTTCTGGATAGTAGGTTCGGTTATGTTCTGTGCTTGTACCCGACCAGTCTGTCCGTCTCCTCCAATTGCGTAGATACCACGGTGTGACGCGAATATCACAACGTCATCTGTCTTCATGATACCCTGCTTATTAATAGCTTCCGCTTCAGTTATCTTTCTCACGATTATGTCATCGGCAGCGAAAGCCTGTGAGCCTGATATTTCCCATACGCCTGTGTTGCCGAATACTAGCAGACTACCTTGGAAGGTTACCATCTCAATGGCTGTACCTAATCCCGGTATCTGAATAGTACCACCATCATCTGGCAGCAGCTCGTTCAGTACTGGATGAGTAGGGTCTGCCATTTGCAGCATGGCTTCGTAGTCGTTATCGTCGTATATAATCTTACTGAAGAAGATTACATCCGACCAACGAGAGGTATTCAAACCACCGAACACAATCCTACCTGCGTAGTATTCGCAGCAGGATGGTCTCTTAGTAGTTACCTCTCCCTCTGGATTATCTAGTACACTGTTCGTTACAGTGGCTGGTTTATTCCAAGTGTTATCATACAGAGACGTAGCGTGTACTCCCCACGCTGCGGGAAGCTCCCATTCAATCCAGCTACTACCTACGTTAGTGACCACGTGTTTAGGATAGAGCCGCCACATAATCCGTATATGTTTGCGAAATAATACGCTCAAGTCTCCACCTAACGCTTCAATGGATGCTTTGTTACCGTCGTGATTTAAGTAGGTAATCAAGTTAGAACTAGACGGACCTATCTCAATAGTGTCCCCTACGTTTAGTGTGTGGGTCGTACCAAGGTCAAGCCGAAAGGTGAGGGTGCTTGTTCCCAAACCTGTCGGATAGAAGTTGCTGTTATATACATTAGGTAGCACATAACTGTCTCCATCAAGCGGAGCGATTGCCGTTCTGGTATCAAACGGGTTAATGATAAGCGAACCATTTGGTGCTGGTACATATGCTAAAATCTCTTCATCGAAACGGGAGCTATCCCATACCTTGCTTGAACTACTGAGCGAGTACCAGTTAGAATCCTCTACAGTACTACGTCTCCAACCAACCCACGGCAACATGGCTTTGCTAGCCCATACCCCGTTGTTGTGTCGGTAGTCCACTCCGTTAGAACCCTTCGGGTTACTGGGGATTGAACCAGCTGTGCCATCGTAACCACTTACTGCCCAGCCTCTATTGGCTAGATTGTAGTGATGTGATGGCGTAGGTTTGTTTGCGTTGTCAGGGTCATCGGATGGTGTATCGAGTAGGTCGACACCATCGTCAATGTCTACGTAATCCCGTACCTTAATTCCAATCTGGTTTACTTCGAACTTCGTAGCTGCGTTAGCGTCATACGTTACGTAGCTAGGCTCTAGGTCTGTACTGGCGATGAACAGATGTCCTCGCCCACTGGTAAACGAGATAGGTACAGTCCGCGCTTCAGCGGCTGTGGTAGTAACTGAGTCGGCTAGATTGATAATCTCTCCGGTGTAGTTACCACCAAGTACCTCGTTCTCTTCGTACACGTACACGTAAAGTCCCACTTGTATCAAGACAAAGTTCTGTTGGGAATCTAAGTCTACGTGCTTCCATACAAAAGCTTGCATAGCTTCATCTCCCTCAAGTTCGTCTTGTAGGGAGATGGCTATTGTGTCAGTTTCTACGGCAATACCACGTCGTCTGCGCCGACTCCCATCGGGCAGTAATTCAAAGTTCTCCTCCTCAAGACTTACTTCATCTGGGAAGTTAAGTGGAGATACCTCGGTGAGGAATCCCTTACTGAAGGTGAAGAACGTTTTATCGACGGGTATCTGTGGCATTAGCCCTCCGCAGCAACAGCTTCTTTTGGAGCATCGTCAGCTTTACTGACGGTGTCTTTGTGGGCTTTACGGGTAGCTTTCTGCGCTTCTTTTTCGGCAAAGTCCCAGCTCTCGTTAAGGTATAGGTCAAGGTTCTCACGAGCCTTGATAGTGTTAGTAAACAGTCCAGCAATAAACTTACTGGGGTGCTTCTTGGGAATCGTTACAATCTCGGTATCTTTATCTACCAAACCGATACCGTACAGTGAGGTCTGTGATTTAAGAGTAATGCCCCACTTCTTACCGAAGGCATCTATACCATGTTCAATTGCGTAGCTTCGCTTGATGTGGTCTTCAAGTTCCATTGGGTCTCCTACTTGAGATGGTCAGGTAGAGGTTTAGCGTATCCGCTATCCACACTACCTACAGTTATTCCGCCTATCGACTTACGTCCGTAGTTCGGAAGTTTAACGTTGCGGCGCAGTTTGTCACGCGACCGCTGTTGACGCACCCTACCCTTACGAGCAAGCTGCTGAATCTTTGGTGTAGCTCCGCCTCTCCATACGTCAAAGGCGTACTCCCGTACCTCTGCTTGGAGGTACGGGAGTAAGTTATTGGGGAGGTTAATGAACGCACCGTCTACACGCGAGAGCGTGGGAGGACGCTGACCATACGCTTCGGTATTGGAAGCTGTCATGGTTGAGCTGATGTTCTCGTCAAAGGAGTCGAAGATAATCGTCTCGTTATCGAACGTCGTCCAGTACGTAGGGCTGACATCGTTACGTATGTTCACGGTGACGTTGTCTTCTACCTCTACTGAGATGACATTGGTGTCCAGAACATTACGGTTCTTAGTCTGCCGCAGGAAATCCACTGGCTCAAGGTAGTACACCTTGACGAAGGTTTCCCTCTCCCCATCGTCCGCAGTATTGTAACGTAACACGTCTATGGTGTTAACGTCTGCGGGAATGTCGAAGTGTGTAGGCTTATCCGTGTCCCCATACGCTTCGAGTTGGAAGGTCTGCTTGATGGAGGGCAGCTCTTGGTCTGATACTATGAAGTCGAACATGTCCACAATAGCTCGTGAAATCTGTTGGCTTTCGATAGTATCATCAATGCTGTTTACTTCGTCTCCATCAATGTCGCTCAGAATGTCCTGAGTCATTTTCAGTAGAGTCTTAGCCATTGTCTAATCTCCGTTTTAGTTTTCGTACCGCTTCTCTTACTACGTCGTAGTCGAGGTCACTGTACCCAGTAATGTAGAAGAACACCTGTAATCCAGCTACGCTACTATTACTCACTGCCGTACCATTACGTGCATTGAGGAACTGGCTGTGTGATGGAGCGCTACCAGTTGGGGTAGAACCTGTCTCCGTGTGTTCGTTAATCTTTCGGGTCACCGTAGTACCTGTTGAGGTACGGGTCAACTGGATGTACTCATTTAGTAACCAGCTTTTATCGGAGACGTATGGCTCTAATGCAGGAGTAACCGTTGTACCAGTAACTGCCCATTGCATACGCTCTCCCAGAGAGGCGTGCTCATTCCAGAGTAGGATGCTGTCCGTGAACCCTGCGAATGCTTGGTATACGCCAGCTACGTACACTGTCTCGCCAACGTCTACATCAGGGACTGCCGTGTTGTATACCCCGAACGAGAGTTCATCGTCTCCTGCTCCACCACTACCTTGCGGTATGACTGTCAGGTCTGTGTAGCTAGCGGCGGTATCGTGAGAGATACCGTCTGTTCCTTGGTTAGTTACAGTACCACTAGTTGTGGCTGTGTTACCCTTGATACCCTCGTACTGGTCACCATCGTCGGTGAGACCGAACACATAGGCTTCTCGTACTGAGGAGTACGTATCATCTAGGTCTACAATGAAAGCACCCATAGCATCCTGCTCTACCTCAGTGAGGGCTGAGTAGTTTCCTAGTGCTGTCTTAGCGTTAGAGTTCCAGTGCTCAAGCTTAGCTGCACCTCTACGCATGTGTGTACCAAACAGGTAACGACCTCTGTCGTTCCAGTGTAGTTCATCATTCGCTACAAGGCGCTGGTCTACTTGATAGTCTGCCACTACTGTGAGAGCTAGTGGGTCTACTACTATAACATCATCAGCTCGTAAGCTTTCAATATGTGCGTTAACGTTCTGCCAGCCTGTTATAATCCAAGCTTCAGTAGGTACGTAGTCCCAGAACCAGAAGCCCTTGAAAGGCATTAGCTTACTGATAACTACCTTCATACCAGCGGTGCGACAATCCGCTACTACTGTGTCTATGTTTGCTGTGAGGGTTGACACTGCTGTGTTTACCTGTGCCTCTGTCGTGCACGGGAAACCAGCGTTGTTTAAATCATTAGTACCTATGTACATCAACAACGTGCGTGTGCCGTTGTCGTTAATAAAGTCTTGGTGGGTCAGACCGTTCAACGGAGCGTCCAGTGTGCCACCTACAAAGTCCTTTAGACCTTTAGCACCTTGTGCGTAGACATTCTTGACACTGTCTCCGAATGTGTCGTACCAGTTATTACTGAGGCTCTGGAAACCTTCAGTACTCTGTGAGTCACCCATAATCCAGTATTCTTCGTCGGTGTTCTTCCGACGTACCTTGTCTCGCCAGTACTCTTCTTCACTAACGAAACCAAGAGACTTGGCGTATACTCCAAAGTCTAAGTACCCTTTATCGCTAAGGAAAGCCCTGCGTCGGTCAGCTAGACCGCCACCTACGTAACCTTCGGATGCGTAGAACTCAGCCTCCATATCCTGTATAGAGCCACCGAATCCCCATTGCCTTAATGTTCTTTGCTTAGAATCCACAAACCTTTCCTTAAAGATGGGAGGAGCCGAAGCCCCTCCCTCTTGACTTACTTAGTGTACTCGACTGTTACAGTCAAAGCACCAGCTGTATAAGCAGCAGTTGCGTACGTTGGCGCGACAACTACAGGGCTAGAACCCACGTTGACTTTACCAATGTAAGCAGCAGCAGCTGACTTATCCAGAACTACCGTTTCACCTACAGCTGAGAAATCTGCCAAAGCAGAGTCACCAGCAGCGGCGAGACCATCAGCGTCTACAGCATCCAACAGACCATCCGTGTCTGAAATGGTGTAGATACCAATGAGCAGGTCAGCAGCACCACCTGAAGTTGCAGCGGTATCAGTAGTAATAGTTACTTTCTGTACAGTTGCACCAGCAGGAATCTGTGGTGAGTTAACCCATTTGCCAGCAGCATAGATGCCAGAATCTGCCGTAGCGTCAGTACCCAGCGCAGTCAGGTCGTCGTACGTATATACGATTTCCTGAGTACGACCAGCAGTGACGGTAGCGCCACCAGTGCTCGTCTGAGCTGAACGAGTACCGAAACCCACAGCGAGTCCATCTTCGTTATGCCATACTGTTTCACGACTCATAACTTATACCTCCTTATGAGTAAGTAATCTGGTTAGTATCAGAAATGATAGTTACCAGATTCTCAGGACGATACAGTGAAAGACCGTAACGAGCCGTAGTAATGTATTCTTCACGCTGGAAGTCTTTGTTGTACTCAGAATCCACTTTAGGCATCTGTCGCCACGCACCAATGAACGGTACGATATCCGGCGAAGCTGCTGAGAAGAAGATGTTAGAGACACCGTTAGGTACTGTGAACTCGCCCGTGCTAGACGGGAGGTAGTTCGAAACGTAGACGTCGAAGCCATAAATGTTCTTCGTAAAGCGCATACCTGAGCTAATGCCACCTTCAGCTACCAGACCTTCCCAACGAGGAGTGTTGGTAAAGTTGGTGAAGCTTGACAGCGTATTGAATACATACTCAACTGACGGGTCAACGATTGCAATTAGGTTGGTATCAGGTACGTTAGCTCTCTTGAGTGAGTTCAATGCTTTCGCAAAGTCCGCCACTTCAATCAAACCAGTAGTACCATCAAGACCCGCTGCGAAACGGTGAGCTGCGCCGTTGATAGTATTAGCGTCGTTGCCAGTCTGACCTACTCCATTGTAAGCTTTGTTCTGTGCGTCGCCAGCAGGGGCTGCGAGACCGAAGATATCGGTTTCGATATTCTCGGCAAGAGCGCGGTTCTGCTTGGGCACAAAACTAGCTTCCAACTGTGAAGCGTAGTAAGAGTCCTGACGTGCTTTTTCAGTAATGTACAGACCACTCTGCTTGTACTCTGTGATACCAAACTGGAAGTTACCAGTGTCGAGAGAGTCGTAGACCGCAGGGTCATTTTCGACGTAATCTCGAACAGTCGCATCACCGATAGACGGGATGTTTAACTGGTCGCCTTCAGGGAAATCAGTAAGCCAGCGCACATAGCCCTGACCATTGAGTTCGTCCCGAAGCGCTTCCTTCAGTTCAGAGGACCACAGATTAGCACGGTGCAGATGTGTGCCTGTAACACCAGTGGTGATAGACATATATTATCTCCGTTTAATCTGTCTTAAAGAATTCATCACCCAACTTGTTCAACTGGTCGAACTTTTCTTTTTGCAGATTGTGGTCTGCATAGAAAGCCTTGCTACCCATCTTCTGCCGCAGTGCCCTGTAGTACGCATCATTGCGTACACTAGGTTCAGGAATCTGCTCGTTGTTCACAGATGGGATAGTTGAAACTGCTGGGGTCTGAGTTGGTTTAGTAATGTTAGCATCAATTCCAACGAGACGAAGAGCAGCCTTCGGTGAGTTCTTAGCTAGTGCTTGGAAGTCCGAGGCGGATACACCTGCATCTACCAGTTGCTCCCGAAGGAACAGCTTAGTAGCTTCAGTGTCACCGTTGAACTTATCAAGGACTTTCTGTTCGACTACCTTCTTATTCTGCTCAGCAACCGTCTGCTGCTGTTGGTCTTGAATTATTTTAGTTACATCCTCTGCGGTCAGTTGCGTTTGGTTATCCGCTACCTCTTGCTTCGGTGTGAGGTTCTTAAGTAGTTCTTCTACTTCAGCTTTGCCTTTCAGTTCTTCTTCGAGCTTACCGAGCTGTTCTCGCATCTCAGCGCCTTCGGCTTTGAGTTGTTCGATGAACTCGTCCGCTTCTACTCGACTTTTAGCCAGAGCTTCCACATCGGTATACTTACGTCCCTCTCCTACCAAAGTGTCCAGTGTTGACAGGTCATCAGACTTGGAGTCTTTTGCAGGTGTTGCTGGTTCGTTGGTCGTGTCCAGCGAGTCTAGTACATTGGTCATGTCCTAATCCTTATTTGGAAGTAGTGAGTTAATATCGCGCAACGCTTTCTTATACCCTTCCCAGTATATCAAACGTTCTCTGTAGTTAGGCGTATCAAAGTTGATAGGCTGGTTACAGGCGCTACGATACTTACTGTTTAAAATTCTGTGTAGCTGTTTCCAGATACGTGTGTTAGATTTAATCTGGTCTCGGAAACTATCAACGTCCTCCACTCCGTGCAGCCACTTCTGGCTAATACCATGGTTGGCGGACTTAGTCTCATCGTATGGGATATCTTCGCCCAGTTCGTATACCTTGTCAGACATTATAGTGGTATCTCTCCCATCCCTGCTTGTGCTACTTCTTCAGGAATAGTCTCGGCTTCTTCCTGAACCTGTTGGTTAATTACGTTCTGTGCCTTAGCAAGCTCTGCTCGTTCGAACACACGGACGTTCTCGTCTACTAAGTCGAACCTATCCAAGTCCAGCAACTCCTCTACAATGTGAGCTAGCTTCACGCTTGAGATGTGGTTGCGTACTTCTTCGTCGTTAGCCAAGGCTGAGTTATACAGCTGAACAAGGTTCTGTACCAGCTGTGCCTTACGTGCGTAGTGTCTAGCACCACGCGGTGTGAGGTAACCCTTACCAGTGATATCCTTCTGGGATATAGTTGCGAAGTCTTGTACTGCGAAGTCTGGGTCAGCTATTGAAATCGTAGTAGGCTCAAGCATATTACGACGACCTGCTTCCAGCATCTGATTCAACAGAGGCTCTAGGAAGTTCTCTTCGAAGTACGTAATCTTATTCTGGAAGATGCGACCACTTGCGTTCTCAAGAGTCTGTACTTCCAAAGCTGTCTTCTCACCCGGAGTTCGTATGCCCATAGCCTGACGTGGTGCTCCGGCTAGCTCCTCCATGTGATTCATTAACAGTTGGATACCCATGTCCGCGTTAAGTGCGGTTGAGTCTGGACGAAGTACTGACACTTCACTGTCAATGTCACCGAAGATTTTTTCACCCGGACCCCATGCCCAAGGCTCTACCTCACCACGTTGATACACAACGGGTACGGCAATCTGGTCAAACACGTCCGCCTTGAGATTCTCAAGATGGTCAATTCGGTACTGCATACCCACTAGGTTTGCTAGTGGACCTTGTGCCATTAGGTTGTCGGGACGTTGTCTCCAGCCAACATGTTCCTTGTTACTTCTGCCGAGCCAAGAATTATATGGCTGAGAATAAAGGACATGGTGTCTGTCGGCAATAATGATTCTATGGTTTTCCAGTAGTGTATCTGAGTCTTCATCGTATATGTCTCCTTCGAACTCTAGTAGTTCAACCAAACCAGAGTTGTAATACTGATAGATACTACCGAAGCCATCGACAGCAAAGCCATCCGCTTTGAGAGTTTCTTCCGTAGAACTTTGTAAGACAGCCCTGCGGTTTTCAAAAACAGAATTAAAAGCATCGTCAATCCATCCAGCTTTCGATACCTCGGTGCTCTGTATCTTGCGAAGCTCGCCTAGGGATACTACACGTCGGGTAATCTTAGGAGCAGACTTGAACTCAGATGCCGTAAGGTCAAACACAATGTCCAGTGGAGATATGCGCTTGAGCTTAGGACCTATGTACACGGGAATCTTTTCACCATCTACCTCGGTGAACTCTTCTACGTGCACTACTTCTGCGAAGCAGTTACCATAGTCGATGTAGTCGTACACCAACTTGGATACTTCGGACCGAAACTTACTCTGCTCTAGTTTGTTCTTCATGTACGCTTTGATGGTCTTAGATTTATCTTTAGAAGCTGCATCAGCGTCTACTGCTGTCCACTCTAACCAGTCTTCGTGTGGGAACAAAGCTGCCATGTAGTTAGCGTGCAGGTTATCGCGTATCTGCGTCAGCTTAGGCAGGGTAGTCTTGTTCTTCCACGGAAGAGAGCTATTGGTGGTTTTGGTTGTATCAGTTGCAAAAAGAAAGTTCCGCAGTTCCTTCTGCTCGGCTTCCCAGCCTGAGCGTGCGGACTTATAGTTCTGGTGCTGTGTTGCGATAACAGAGGCTAACCGCTTAGGCTCACCTGTGATATCTTGAATGTGTACAGTCTTATTTGTCATTATGCTGTTACGCCCCCGAAGCGTGGATGTACATCAATGCGTACCACACGCTCACGTCCTTTGTTAGCGGACGGGGCTATGGCTACATCTATCGCACTTGCTAGTGCGTCTTTAATATCATCGTGCCGAGGTCGTGGCTGTCTCAGCTCTTCCTCTAGCTCTTGTGTTAGTCCACCTTTGTAGTGGAATACCGCAAGGTTCTCATACCGAGGATTGAGAATAGCGTCAATCCTTTCCTGCTTCGTACCTAGGTTACGTGTTGGGCGATACTTGTCAATTGACAAACGTATGCCGTCGCGCTTGACTTGGTCTAGCAGTGACTCTACGATAGCGTCCTGCGCTACTGTTACCTCTGCGCGTAGCTTGCGGAAGTTCCAGTACTGGTGCAGGTCGAGTACGTGTTTGTAGTACTCGCTAATCTTGTTCGTTTTAAAGCGGTCTATGTCTAGGATGTAGATGTTACCATCCGCGTCCATACCTACTACTACGATGGCTGTATAGTCAGCCTCGTCTCTCATTGAAAATGCAAAGTCCACAGCCGCGTATACATTGAGCCGTGCCTCTTTGTAATACCAGTTACTGCCTCGCTTATCCAAGTGCCTACGGTCGTAGTATTGGAATAGCTTTCTAGCAATTGCTTCATTGTCAGGGTCGTTGGGATTATTATAATATTGTGCCCTGAACTGTGCCTTGTCGAGGTACTGCGCTCGCTTCTTAGCGAGGACCTCAGTGTTGAAGCCAAACCAAGCCCCATCCATACGCATTTGTCTGTGCCACAGGAATTCGCCCGTGCCATCACCTCTATCTTCCACTTCCCTTTGAAAAACTTCATATACTGGGGTAGACGATGTTACGTTACCGAACTCGTCGTATTCCTCCATGTGCATTTCCATCATCGCGCCATACAGGTCATCCCCATGGTAGCGAGTACCTACTACCCATTCCTCTGCGTTAGTAGTCTCTACACTAGCGAGAAGCGAGTACTGGCTTTTCACTTTATCACGACCTTCTTTGACGTAGGCGTTCTCTTGCACAACAACATCGTCGAGGACTGCGATGTTACAGTGCATACCAGTGACGGAGGTTGTGAGTCCTGCCGTGAACACTGTGGGGTCTCGTACCCCTTCTTCCAGACGCTTAGGGTGGTCTACTGAGATTTCTGAAACGGTCCATTGTTTCCGTTTACCTTCGTCCTTGTGAACCATGTCCGACCAGTACCGCCTATAGATATCGCTAGTTAGTATGTCTTTGATGAATCCTAATTGTTTCTCCGCTAGGTTACGAGTTGAACTGATGTACAGTACCGTAACTGCTGGGTTACGTGTTATCTCCCAAGCCACACGATAAGCTACCATTGCGGACTTCTGATGGTCTCGCGGTAGCAGTACAAGCTGGTGAGACTTGCGGTCTTCTCGTGTCCACCACGTCAGAACTTCCTCGTGTACGTCACCCAGTACACGGTGCGGGGCAACCAACTTAATGAAAGTTGAGAGGTCTTGCTCTGCTGCCTCGCGTATCAGGTCGTGGTTTGACTTCTTAGGCAAGTTATATCTCGGCGTACCAGTGCATCGGTGCGGTCGTCGGACCGGACCCGTCACGGGTGAACAACACCGTGAGTAAGCTTGCGTAGGATGTCATTTGCATTAAGTGTCGACGCGCATCTGCGCTATCGCCTGCTCCTATAGCACTACCATACGTAGTGCTTACCAACAAGTCGCTGTCCGTACTAACGATGTTGAACTTACGAGGGCGGCAGGGGAGACCGTGCGTAATGGTCTGAGTGCTCTGTAGGTTTGTTATGCGTGCCAAGCCGGAGGCTTCGCTTACGTAGTTGCCGAACTTACAGCCCTTGAAGTAGAACTCGTTGTTGCGAAACAGGGCGTTACCTGTGTCCTCAGCGGCTGTCCACTGCCCAAAGCTACAGTTCTCAAAACGAATACTCTGGAACGGATTAATGAAGTACATTACTTCACCTGCGGCTACGGCGTAGTCTATACCAGTGTTAAAGGAAACCGCACTGCCATTGTCAACTATTATGGCGGCGTAGCCGTCGTGGTTGGAGTACTTACCAGAATCCGCCAGATACCCAAACATCACATCGCCTACTGTGCGCGTGCCTGTGTTTGTGGTGTAGTCTATTGACATAGAGGCATATACTTCATTGTTGTCCAGAGTGATACTGGAGATGTTGAACTCCAGTGGCTCTACTGTGGT